TGAATGACGTTGACATTCAGGATCGGAAGATCACCGTGATCAACGACTGGTCACTGATCTTTACGACCCAGTACGATGTCGCCCAGACCTTCGCGGTCAACGATGCCCTCACCGCTGGCACTTCGGCTGCCAACATGGAGGGTCTCGTGACGAAGGGTGGCGCCGGTCCGTACATCGGCCGCGTCTACCAGGTCCCGACCCCCGATGACCCGTTCCTCGGCGTCCAGTACGCCGGCGGACCCACCAGCTAGGAAGGAGGCTGACGATGTCCAATCCGTTCAAGAGCATCAGCAAGAATCGTCGCCCCGGCCCCTCGCGGTCCGCGCAGAGGAATGGCGACCAGACCCGGCGACAGCGCGCTCCCCGTCGCGAGGCTTCCGAGCAGCCGCGTGACCGCATGGCCGTACGTCCGGGCCGCTTCGCCAACAAGCGCGACGAGGGCCTCTTCGAGGGCAACGGCACGTTCAACCCGCAGCGGTACGACCTTCCGTCGAGCCGTCGCGCCACCGCCAGCAGCACCGACCGTCGCATGTTCGACGGCAGGGGTGAGATCAACGCGCACGACAAGCGCGAGGCGATGACGCAGATCCATCAGCTGATGAACGAGGTCACGAAGAAGAACGCTCAGGCGCTCTCCTTCTACCGTCCCGACACGGAGACCTCGATCAGCAAGGAAGCTCGGCGCGACATTCTCGCCGCCGCGCTCACCGACCCGACCGGACAGGGCTTCCACATCGTCGGTCAGGAGCTGGCGCTCCCGATCAAGGCGATCCTCGACTACGAGGGCTTCGCGCGGAAGATCTACCGGGTTCGGAAGCTGGCCCAGGCCGAGCTGTTCCGTATCCCGCTGGACATCCGTTCGACGGCGTGGGTCATCGGCCAGGACGGTCAGTCCCCCGAGAGCCGCATCAAGACGAAGTGGATCACCCCGCCCGAGTGGAAGGTGACGAGCTTCCCGGCCATCGACATCATGGACATCTACCAGATGAACTTCGATGTCCTCGACCGGGCGCAGGACACCGCGCGTCAGGAGATCGAGCTTCAGGAGGACAAGGCTGCGATCAGCCTCATCGACGAGGCCGCGCAGACCGACAACGCCGTGACCACGTTCGCGACGTTGGGCATCGGCGCCTTCGAGGACGTCCGGTTCCAGGTCGAGCGCCATCGTCTGATGGTCGAGAACTTCCTGATCTCGCGGTCCGAGCTGAGCGACATCGTCAAGACCATGTCGACCAGCGTGGACCCGGTGACGGAGCGCGAGCTGATCCTCGCGGGTTACATCGGCAACGTCCTGAACGCCCAGATTCTGACCGCCGCAGGCACGGGGGTTGAAGAGGTGATCGAGCCCGGAAGCTTCTATGCCACGACGGGCGCGGATTACATGGGCGAGATGGGTGTCAGGATCGAGCTGTTCTCCGAGCCGTACAACAAGTACAGCCACCAGGAGACGGTCAAGGGCTGGGCCTTCATCGAGATGGTCGGGTTCGCGATTGCCAACGCTCGCTCCTGCGCCAAGGGCCAGAAGTAGCGCGTGACGTGGAAGCAGGTGCAGGCGGCGGCGCATCGCGCGCCGCCGCCTAATCCGATGAACCCCGCTTCGGCGGGAGGTAGGGTAACACCCTGGCACACCTGAAGGTCACTGATGGTACGTACGACAGGTTCGCGGGTCCCGGTTTTGGACACGTCCGGGTCCGTCCTGTCGTACACCCATCCCGCCAGGGCGAGAAAACTGGTCAAGAAGGGGAAGGCTGTCGTGGTGAAGCGAGAGCCTTTCATCATCAAACTGGCGAGAGATCCCAGGGAGGTTGTCATGAACGGTCAAGGTAACAGGGTTCCGATCATCACCAACTTCACGGAGTACTTCCGTGAAGAGCGCGACGTCTACGTGCAGAACCGCAGTAACACTCAGGTGTCGCTCCAGTTCGAGCTTATCGTGGGTCGCACCGAGTCGATCCTCATCCCGAAGGGGAAGAAGCCGATCAACTTGACGCAGCTCGTTCCGTTCCACGCCATCAAGGCGTCCACGGACCTGCGCAAGATGGTCAACCGCCGTCCGCCGGTACTCGTCCTCATGGACGAGGGGGAGTACTTGGAGTACTACGAGAAGCTCGGTGCTCAGTACGGTATCTCGGCTGAGGAGGCCATCGACATGGCTCATCAGGAGCAGTCTGACCTCCAGAACCGACGCACTTTCACGAAGCCCTCTCCGGAGCCGCGCAAGACCATCGAGCAGATGGCCGAGGAGCGTGAGGCGGAGCCCATGGACCCCCAGGACAAGGTCACGGCGCGTGTAGTGGGCATCTGCAACAGCGTGGGGGACGACGTCGAGGAGAAGGACCGGATGAAGGCCGGGCCGATGTTGGACGAGTTGCGGGATCTCGACGAGGGGCAGCAGCTCACGCGGGGAGATCTGGAGTACTTGCTCGGACACGGTTTCTACCCGTCGGTGAAGAAGTGGGCAGAGCGTGAGTTGGGTGCGCGCTTCTAGCTCCTCCTTCTGAGAACTTCCTCTTCAATTTTAGAATCCCCACATTCGACTATGCTATCGTATATAGTCACCAGGACACGTACGTCTAAAGAGGTGAATCATGGGAAGATACAGGCAGCGAGAGATCGAGATCGATCTCCCTGATGGTCAGGAGATCAGGGTGACGGATGCCCCTGTCAGCGAGCCGATCAAGAACCTGACCATCGACATCATTCCGCTCTACGACGGTCCGAAGACTCCGGCTGGTGCGGGTAACGTCATCGTCAAGACCTTCTACGGCGGCGGCTACGGTCAACCAGCTAAGGCTTACGCTGTCCCGAACTACGAGACGGGTATTCAGCAGGGGTCGACGGTTACTCTTCCGGCGAACACTATTACGTTTCCGCTGACTGTTTTTCAGGGTTCTACCAACCTGGAGATCTTCCCGGCTGACCGAGTCCGGGATGGTTGGCGTGTTCGGGAGGACGGTAACCGGGCGCGTGCGTTGCACATCTACAACAACTGTGGCGGCGGAGCCCCCCTCCGGTGCAAGGTTGTCTTCGTGTCGGAGACCGTCTCCGAGTCGGGCTAGGAGGACATCGTGGAAGAGTTCATCGGCATGCTGACCGAATATGGCCCTTACGTGGGTCTCGCTGTGATCGTGGCTGGGGTCGTACAGGCGCTCAAGCAGGGCTTCAAGAAGTTCTTCACCAAGCACCATGTCGGGATGCGCATCCTTCCGTTCATCCCGATTCTCTTGGGCATGGTCGGCGGATTGTTGCTCCCTCCGGAGTCCTTTGCGGACAAGCTGCTCATCGGCGGTGCGCTCGGGACGTGTTCGAGCCTGATCTACAAGGCGCTTACTCGTACGTTTGCCAGCAAGGCCAAGCTGATGGCTAAGGCCGATTCCAGGGAGGGTTGAGACATGGAACGCGCGATCAAGGGTGCAGGGTTGAAGAGGCTGGCTAAGAAGTACGGACCCAAGCGTGCCGGTCACGGTGACGAGGAGCGCGTTCTCCAGGAAGCGTTGCGGCGTGCCCAGGAGAGCAATCTTCGCCCCAGCGGTGCTTTGGAGGAAGCTGACGAGTACCTCAACAGTGAGGGCGTCATGAGCTTCGGTGTGGAGGTTCTTCCTTACGAGAGCAGCGGCCCTCTCAGAGATCAGGAAGCCTTTTACCTCAATGCCGGGGACACGTATGTTCCTACCCTGATGTATACGGACGCGGAGGGTTTCTTCATCTCGTCTTGGGGCGATTGGCTCGAAGATGCCGAGCTTCGTCATGAGGAGGAGTACGGAGAGCGTAGGTGCCCGTATTGCGGCACGTGGAGCGAGGAGATCGCTGGCGAGGACGGCGAGTGCCCTTCGTGCGGCTCGGACGTTCACGGTCAGCGTCCTTCGGAGCGTCGGGGGCAACAAGAAGCCCTTGATGCAGGAGGGGGAGAAGATCTGCTCGTCGACCGGATGATGGATGCCGTGCAGCCTGTCATCGAGGAGTACTTGGGGGGCTTCGAGTACAGCAGGACAGAGGGTCCCCCTCAAGCCGTGTGGGACGCCTTGGACACCGTGAAGAGCGCCCTCCAGAAGCTCTCCGGTGAGTACGTACGTCGTAATCTCTGATGCGCTGGCTGAAGAAAATATGGCGCTGGCTGAAGCGCAACTGGAAGTGGGTTGCAGGTACTGTTGTGGTTCTTCTGGCTGCGTCTGCTGGCGCTACTCTCATTCGTGATCGGAAGAAGAAGCTCATTCACCACCACAAGGTGCGGGTGCT